TGAGAACGTCCGGCAATTTTCTCCGATGACTAAGAAGTTCATTGACGATAAGAATCCTCGGATGTATCTGTTTGAGCACATCCTTAAAGGAGACAGCGGCGATGGAATTCCAAACTGTCTTTCTGGTGATGATACCTTCGTTGATGGTGTTCGTCAGTCTCCTATGACTCAAAAGAAGATATCATCGTATCTTGCCTCCACTGATCTGAAAGAGGCGATGGGTGAAGAAATCTACCGTAACTATTGCCGAAACAAGAAGCTGATTGACCTCGAGGAGATGCCAGATGATCTCAAATCAACTATTATAAATACATATGAGGCAACAAAGCCTCCACACAAAATGAAAGTACTTTCGTATTTTATTGAAAAGCGATGCAAGATGCTTATTGAATCTATTGAGGAGTTCTATTGATGGCAGTTAAACGACTTAAAAACGCCACATTACATGAAATTTTTACGCAGGTCGGTGAGGCAAAAACCCGAGAAGAAAAGGTTGAAGTCCTACGTGCGTATAACGAGCTGTTTGTTCGTGATGTACTAAAAGGTGCATACGACGACACTATTCAATTCATCATTCCAAAAGGTGCTCCTCCTTATACACCTGCGCCTGAGCGCAACCCGCCAACCCACCTAAAGCGTATGACAAAGCAGTTTAAATACTTTGTGGCTGGTGGTCCAGGAGAACGCCTTCCAAATATGAAGGTTGAATCGATGTTCATCAAAGTCATTGAGGCAATTCATCCAGATGACGCTAAGTTGGTCGTCATGATGAAGGACAAGGAATTGGCCGGTGTATATAAGGGCCTAACAAAGAAACTAGCATCGGAGGCTTTCCCTGGTTTAATTGTGAAATAGTATAAATAAATTTATGCAGAGATTCAGAATAAGAAAAATCAGCATTAGTAGTAACTAGTTACGGCTAGGGTGTATTCCCTAGCCGTTTTTTTATGCCAACTTCACATAGGAGGCCTTACAATATCTAGAAAAGCTCGCCCAAAAATCCAGATTAGCAATAGGGAGTTCACCATGGGTTCTAATATTGAAAGACTAAAAAAAGATCACCGGGAACTAAAGCACTACATAAAGAGAGTTGAACGAGAAGGTGATGAACAATTAGTCTTCAAGCTTCAGAAAAAGTATGAGTACTTGAGCAGCAGAATAGTTGATATTGAGGAGGAAATTTTATCAGTTTAATGTTTACATTCTCCCTCTGATGTGGTACAATAGTGCTATTCAGAGGGAGTTTTGTTTTGGTCAAACAGACTGTTAAAGAAAAGATACGACAGCGAAGATCGCAGATGCTGATCCATTCATGTCTGTATTACGAGATGGATCAATCAATAGTAGACGACTATACGTGGCAACGTTGGGCGGATGAACTTGCTGATCTTCAAAAAAATAATCCAAAAGACTGCAATATAGACTTCTTCGACCGAGAGTTCTCTGACTGGGATGGATCCTCGGGGTATCACCTTCCTTTGAGGAATGAGTGGGTACAAGCAAAGGCTCAATATATTTTGCGCATACACGAAAAAAGTAGTGTACAATCAGGGGAACCTGTGGTACAATATACTGGTAATCTAGAGGATTTTATGCAATGAACCTTTTTGTACTTGACAAAAACCCAGTTAAAGCAGCGCAGCTTCAGTGTGATAAGCACGTTGTTAAGATGATTGTTGAATCAGCACAGATGCTTTCAACAGTACATCGTATGCTAGATGGTACCATGGAGCGCCGACGTTCTAAATCAGGCAAGGTCATGGTCAAGTATTGGGTTCATCCAGACCCTATCATGGAAAACAACTTATACAAAGCTTGTCATACTGGTCATCCATGCACCGTATGGACAATGGAGTCATCGTCAAACTATCGTTGGCACCTAGATCACTTCGAGGCTTTACTCGACGAATATGAGTATAGATACAATAAAGTCCATGCCTCAAGCAGACTCATGCAGCATTTACTTAGTGCCCCTTTTAATATCCCTAGCGCCGGAATGACGCCCTTTAAACTTGCAATGAAGTCAAATCCAGAATGTATGTTTGAAGAAGATCCTGTTAGATCTTACCGTGAGTTTTATCAAACAAAGCAGGATCGATTCAAAATGGTTTGGACCGGTCGTGATGTTCCGGAATGGTTTGAATTTAATAAGGAGAAGAAAGTTGCCTAATTGGTGTATGAATAGCTTAGAGATCACGTGCGATGATCAGGAACAGCTCAAGGAAATGGTTGAGCGTTTGCTAGCTCTTGAAGAAGATGCATACGGAGAAGTCCATGGGTTGCTTAAAGCATTGGATCCGACCTGGCGTCAGAGAGAAGCTGCAGGTGCTACGTTCAATATTGAAGACGGAGTAATCACTGCAGATTTCGAAACACCATGGTCTCCTCCAACTGATCTTTACGATGATCTGAGCGATGAAGGTTTTGAAGTGTATGCTAGTTACTACGAACCAGGCATGCAGATTGCCGGTATCCATCGGAATGGATTTGATACTCATGTTGAATACAGCGAAGTCGATGAAGATTTTTGGAAAGATGGCCTAGGCAAAGAGCTAGACGAAACTTGGGACATTACTAGCAACTTTTGGGATGAAGACGATGATTAAAACAGTGTTTTGGGTACTGACAATTGTTGGCGCCTACCAGCTTGGGTTGCATATGCATCCATATGAAATGTGCACACGCAAGGGGTTTATTGCTCCGGTTGATATCGGCGAGTGCATTTGGCTTCTAACCGAACAACCAGGACTTCAGTAAATAGATGTGTAGAGAAGACGATACCGTACAAAATAAGCAGTGTACTTGTGGCGACAAATGTGGTAAAATAGTATCACAAGAGAAAAAGCAAGAACGCTATTGGGACTATATGCTTAGACGCATGCGCGAAGAAGACGAGCGTGAAATGTCTTTGGTAACAAATAAGGATTATGAGGTTTAATATGCCAAACTATACCTTCAGAGATGAAGATGGCAACATCCATGAGTTCAGCATGAAGATTTCAGAGCTGGACGCTTTCAAAGAAAGAAATACGCACCTAACTCAGACTATTGTTGGTGCACCTGTCACCATCTCTGGTCGAGGTACCCGTATCAAAACAGATGACGGCTTTAAAGAAGTATTGTCAAAAGTAAAAGAAACCTACAAAATCAACAATATCAAGGACTAGTTATAAATGGCTCCTCGTACTCATTCGCATAAACTTCGTTTAGAAGATCTTGCCCAAATCGAACCTCTTACCGAGAATCAAGTTAAGACATTCAAAGCATATGAAAACGAATACTCGCTCGTCCTCGCCGGATCGGCTGGAACTGGTAAAACTTTTATGGCGCTATCCATGGCTCTTGAAGACGTACTTGACCGAGAAACGCCATACGAAAAGGTAGTGGTCGTACGTTCTATTGTTCCTACTCGTGATATCGGCTTTTTGCCAGGTAACGAAGATGAGAAGAAAGATGCCTATACTGGTCCATACCGTTCCGCTTGCACTGAACTGTTTGGTGCAGCAGATGCATGGGATAAGCTAGTCACCACTGGTCAGATTGAGTTCTTGTCGACATCGTTCATTCGTGGTATGACACTGAGCAATTGTGTTATTATCATTGATGAGATGCAGAACCTCAACTTCCATGAGCTTGACTCTGTCATTACGCGTGTTGGCCAAGATACTCGCTTTATTATGTGTGGTGACTATTACCAATCTGACTTCCAAAAAGAGTCTGATAAAAACGGTATCTTAAAGTTCCTTGAAATTGTTGAACGGCTCAAGCGCTTTAAGATCATTGAATTCGGTTGGGAGGACATCGTTCGCTCCGACTTTGTTAGAGATTACATCATGACAAAAGAGATGCTTGAAAGAAATGATAAAAAGGTACGCAATTAACATCAGTTGGCTGGCATGGTAAAATGGCAAAATTTACTAGATTCGATCCTCGAAATAAAAAAGCAAATCAAAAGAAACGACGCTCTAAAGTCGGCGATAAGCCGAAGAAGATACATAGAGTGTTAAAAGGTGAAAAACGTTATGAACAATACAATGTCGAGAAAGATTTTCGAGCATGAAACAGTTGATTTGGGATATTCAGATCTGGATGCACAATCTACTTCCAGTGGCAGAGTATACAGTACTCCTATTGGTGGTCTTCCTTCTGTCACTACTGTTCTAAGTATTCTGTCAGAAGATCACATCCGTGCGTGGCGTGCACGTGTGGGTGAGGAAGAAGCCAATAAGGTTTCTCATCGTGCATCTACACGTGGTACCGCAGTCCACTCTATTATCGAAAACTACTTGGATAATAAAGAAGACTTCGCCGAAGGCTTTATGCCGAATATCCTAGATAACTTTAAACCTGTTCAATCGATTCTCGACGAAAAGATCGGCAAGATCTATGCTCAGGAATGTCCTCTATACTCTAACCATTTGGGTCTTGCCGGTCGTGTGGACTGCATTGCCGAATGGGAAGGTAAGTTGAGCATTATCGACTTTAAGACTTCTAAGAAGATTAAGAAGCATGATTGGATTACCAACTACTTTATTCAAGAGTCGGCATATGCAATTATGTGGGAAGAGCGTACTGGTATTCCTATCACGCAATTGGTTACGTTGATCGCAGTAGACAATGAGGAACCACAGGTCTTCATTGAGCATCGTGACAACTGGACTGATAAATTATTGGAGACGATCAATGAGTACAAACGACGCAAGCTCTTCGGCCACTAAAAACCGAAGAGGAGAAAAAAGCCTTTCCGTTAGGGCACACCAACAGATCGATATCTGTTGCGAAACTCTTTGCGATAAAGAGGTTGTACAAGATTACATTAAAGAATTAGAAGCACAGGTAGACAAGCTCGAGCGTGCTAATAAACTATACGAAAAACTACACAATAAATTAATGCATGAAATGCCAGATAAATCTGGACGTTTCTTTATTTGCGGAGCCCTCGGAGATACCGATGACTTTGGAGTACCGGAACGGCTGATGATTTGCCCTTCATATGGATCAGACGGATTTTACGTATTTAAGAAAGAACGCGATTATGACGCACCAGGCTACTAGTAAAAAGGGTAAAGATTTTATGGATCTACTAGAACTATTCCAACCTGCAAAACAAAAAGATTACTTTACAGATCGCTCATTGGCTCGTGTTCATAGCTTCTACTTGAGTGGAACTATTACCTCTGCTGACGATTACATCGAATGGTTTGATGTTATTCGTTCTTGTGGAGAAAACGACGTTGTCAGGGTTCATATCAATTCATACGGCGGTGACTTGTTTACAGCTATTCAAATGATGCGAGTACTGGGCGAATGCTCTGGTACGGTTGTTGTATCAGTTGAAGGCGCTTGTATGAGTGCTGCAACAATGATATTCCTTACTGCTGATGCCTTCGAAGTATCACCTCATTCAATGTTCATGTTCCATAACTATTCAGGCGGGACATTTGGTAAGGGCGGTGAAATGCTTGACCAGCTGCAGCACGAACGTGTCTGGTCCGAAAAGCTTTTGCGTGACATCTATTCAGAGTTCTTAACTGAAAAAGAGATTGAATCCATTCTAAATAACAAAGATATCTGGATGGATGGCGATGAAGTGATTAAGCGTCTGGAGAAAAAAGCCAAGAAGCTGAAGCGCGAGGGGAAACAAAAGGACGAGTCTGAATGAAGCTTAACATAGAACCATACTTAAAATATCAGCTTTTGAATAATGTATTTCTAGGTATTTCTGTAGGAAGCATTTTTACTGTGTACGGAAGTCTAGATCCTGAGATCTTCTCTTACGGCGGCATCGCTTTAGCATTGTTAACAGTGATGATAGCTAGATACTATTCTGTGATAATGAATGAGAGATGGTTCTATAGGATCATGCTTGTCGTTGAGATTGCTCCAGGTTTCATGCTTGTCTACTTCTTGGTCAGCCCATTTAACTACACAACAGCTCTTATGGTTTATATCGCATATCAGCTCACTTTTATTTTTGGGTCATATCTCGCCAGGGCTGAAACATTGATCTTTAATGATAATGAAATG